TTCCACCCTTTTTAGTTGCTATGATTTCATCATTTGGTGAAGTTTTATATGTTTGATTATTTTTTTTATCAATAATATAAGCAGAGGTTCCTTTTGGTTGCATGATAAAATCATCAACTGATTTTGAAAATTCATCTACGAATCGATCTAATATCCCTTGTTCATCTGCTGTTATAGTTCCATCTTCTTCAAATTTTGCTTTTTTCTTTTCAAGAATTGCAAGTTCTTGTTCATTAATTGCTACTTTAGGTTTAGGGTTATATTTATCTTGATACCAATTTTCAAAATAACTTCCTTTTTTATTAGTTTCTTCAAAACCAGCCGCCATACCTTCTCCCATTTGTCTTCCAATTCCACCCATTTCATAATCATTTGTTAAACCTCTCGCCCAATTTCCAACAGCATTTTCTGATTTCCAGCCATTACCAGTAACCCAATTCCAAATACCAGTGATGCCTTCAGATAACAAACCAATTAAAGAAACTAGACCATCAGCAAGACCAAATACAGCAGCAGTAACAACCGATATAGTTTTTTGAAAGAATGATAAATTATCATTACCCCAAACACTAAAAAGAGTTTTACCAGCAGCCATTAAAGGATCTATAATAATAGCAATCCAATCAAAAAATCTAAAAAGATATTTTACCCAACCGCCAGCCATTTTTAACATATTAATAAAAGGTTCTATTATTTTCATTACATCATCAAATGTAGTTTTTAATCCATTAAAAGTTGTTTTTATACTTTCAAATATTTTCCCAATCCAACCTTCAGGAGCAAACCAAGATTTAATACTATCAACAATACCTTTAGCTGTATCCCACCATCCACCTAAAGTTTCTTTTGTTGTAGAAAACCACCCCTTAACCGTATCCCAATATCCTTTTACTCCCTTTCCAGCATTTTCAAGATTTTTAATTAATTCATCATAACTAAAAAATTTTTTAATTTTATCAATGAACTTTGTCCATCGACTATTAAAAGCTTCAGAAAGATCATCAAATTTGATAAATTCTTTTGCTTTTTTCATAAAATTTGCCCATTTTTCTTTAAATGGATTTACTATAAATTCATCCCAATAAGATTTTACATATCTTCCTAAATCTTTTATACTATCTATAATAGAAGTCCATTTTTCTTCTAACCATTTTCCTAATTTATTTTCTTTTAAAAACTTTTCAATTCTTTCTGGAATTGCTTTTACCCATTCAATAATTTGCCAAAATTTTAATTTTATAGCTTCATAAGCTTCTTTTAAAGCTTTAAATTTTTTATAAGTCTCTTCAAAAAGAACAACTAAACTACCTAATATTAACCACATCCAACTAGAAATACCACTACCACCTTTATCTCCTTCGGTTAATTTTTTAAGTAATTTTTCTAAATTTTCTGTATTTGCATTTAATGCTTTGTATATTGGATCTAAAAGAATTTTAAGAATTTGAATACCTTCTTTATTAAAACTAACTCTAGTTATTTCTTCTCCAATATTTTTTTGTTCTCCTGTTTTTTCGTCTTGTGGCTTTTTTATTGTTTTTTGTATTTTTTCTGGAATTAATTCAAATGTAGATTTCATTTTTTCTAAAAAAATTTCATTTTTAGAAAAAAGTTCTTCTTGAGATTTATTAATTTCAACATCTTGTATTCTTGAGGGAATAATATCAGAAATAGAAAAAGATTTTAATTTATCTAAATTCTCTTTTTGTTTTTTGGTTCTATCTAATTCTTCTTTATAATTTTTTTCTTTTAAATCTTCTAAATCTTTTTGTCTACGAGATTGAATGTCACGATTTTCTTTATCTTTTTTCTCTAATTTTTCATCATGTTTAAATTGAAGATTAAATCTTTCAAGCTGTTTCTTTTCCAGTTTACCAAAAATTTCTAAATTTTTTTCAGCAAACTTTAAAAGTTTTTTAACATCATCATCAGATGTTTCTTGACCCATAAACTGAGTATATGATTCTGTTTCACCCATCTATACTACTTATTGTAGTAAACGCAGATTAAGATAAAAAGAGAGAACCATCTAATGAGATAATTTTTGTATATTCTTCGTGTTCTACCCTTAAAATATTATCCGTTTCAGTTTTCCAACCACTAATAGTGTCTATTATTTTTTGAATAAGAGTACTTGGTAATTTCTCTATAAGTCTGGTTTTTTGTGGAAATGTCATCCCAAAAAGAGGAATTTCTTGTTCATTAATCCAAATATTATTTAAATATTTGGAAATTTCTCCTAAAAACGTTTCGGTTACTAATTTTTGGATGTCTTCTGTTGTTTTAACATCTTCAGCTTTTTTATTATTTTTATTTTGAGTTTCATAATCATACTCAATCTTTACTGTTGGATAAGATATTTCAATTTTTAATGAAAATTTATCATTTTTATCTTCTAAAATAATTGATTCTGGTGTTTTATATGATTTAAATTTTTCTAAAATTGGAATTAATGGAAAACTCTGTGATATTTTATTATTCTCTCCAAAATAAACAGTAATATTTTCTGAAATTTGATTTTTTAAATATAAACCAATGGCAATTTTATCTATAAGTGTAAATCTATCAACATCAATATTTTCTGATAATAAATTATTTTTTAAAATTGAATAAAAGGTTTTAACAAAACTTGTGTTATAAACATTTGTATCAATAACAGAACCTAATAATTCTTTTTGTTGTTTAGCATCCAGTTGTTTATATAAAACTTCTTTCTGTAAAGAAGGAACCCAAGCATTAACAGTAAAGCTTTCTGAGGCTTGATCTAATGCTTGTAGTGCCTTATTAAAATCGATATTGACATTTTCTTCCATATATTAACTTATTTATTTAAATTTTCACCAAATTCAAGAGCAAGATCCTTGACAGCCTGACTATAACCAATTTCATTTTCAGGTACATCTTCATTTTTACCTTTTGATGCGTCTTCTTGTCTTTTAATTTCCTCTTGAATAATAGTAAGATATATTTTTCTTTCTGAATCTGATATATTTAATATATAATCTGAAGAAAGACCATTTGTTGACAAATAATAAATCTCTCTGAATAAAGATTTTAAATCATAAGAGAATATCATTTTAATGTGTTCTACAAAATTTAAATTATATATGCTAAATTTATAGTCTTTGAATAAAGATATTTCAAAAAGGTCAACATCAATCAAAGATTTTATAGAATCAATGACATTTTTTTGTATTTTATTTTTTAAAACTATAGGAAGTTTTTCAAATAATTTTATTTTTTCTTCTGTTTTTAATTCATTAAAATTAATTTTATTATTTTCTATTTTTATATATACAATAAACTCAAACAAAGAATTTTCAAAAATTTCATACTCATATTTGCTATTCAAAGACAGTTCATTAAAGGTTTTAACTGATGATAAAAGAGGCCAATTTATTTTAATTTCCACTTTTTTTTCTTTTAAAAATGAATTTGTTTGATCTTCAAAATAATTTGATGCCTTGAACAAATTCATCATATATTTTTTTAAATCTATTTGTATTTTTGTTTTGGATTTTTTGTTTTCTTCTTCTTTTAAAATAAAATCTATTGTCGAACCAATGCTTATCGATCTTAATTTTATCAAAAAAAGAATATATTCTATAATATTTATTTTATAAAAAATATTTTTGTCTTTTACGCAATTTAATATTACACTTAAAATAAAATTATGATATTCAAAGAGAGATTCTTTGTTATTTGGAATACTGATACTTGCTTTTGTAATTAATATTTGTTCTTGCGTATTAATTTCTCTAAAATCTATTTTAGATTTAGTATAAGGTAAATCTACACTATAATTCCAATAATCCACTTAATAATTTATGGTAAATTGATAAAAATTCCACTATTACCATCTAACACAGCATATTTATCATAAACAAATTTTACATCCGAATACCTTAAACCTTCTTCATTGTAAGAATAAGTTTCTCCACCCAAGGATATAGGAGCAGCATTGTAAAATTTGTAAACTTTTCTTATACCCATAGCATTTCCATATCCAGTTTTAGCATACATGACAACATCTATTTCTGCTTTAACGTTTTTTGGAGAATCTTGTGATCTGGCAATTAAACCATTGTAACCTACCATTAAAATCCATGGTCTAATGATAAAATCTAAAAAAGAAGCATTTGTTTCAAGCATTGTAATTGACAAAGGTTCATATTTACTTCTAGTATTAGCTGTTGCTGGTGGTAAAAAACCACCATATTCTAGTCCTTGATTACTTGCTTCAATCGTTTCGCTTGGTAAAACAACTTGTCTAGCAAATACACAACCCATCATATTATCTGATCTTGCTTGTAGTCCACCATCAATTAAAAGGTTCACTACATCAGTATCATAAGACCATATAGACTGTTCTCTACTTCTAAGAGAATCTTGTATTTTAGAAAAAAGATTAGTAACTCTATTAAAATGGATTGTTACCATCCATTGAGATGCTAATGCAACGGCTGTAGGCCATGAGCCTAATAGCTCTAAATAATATTCGTAAGGACTTTGTGGTTGCAAAGAAGGCATAATAATACTTATGCCCTAGTAGAAAATTATCTAACGATTGTTTCTCCAGTTAATCTCCAGAACTGATAAGCAATAGTTGCTTGTTGTTCAAGAATTTCACCAGCAGAAGTAAGATTTACTGTTAAATCAGCAACGCTTTGACAATACGCACCATATAATGTATATTCTCTTAAAGGTGTTCCTTGTTTATCTAAAAGAACCAATACGATTTGTCCTTGTACGTCTTTGCTAGGAATATTATAAGCACCAGTACTTAAACGATCATCAAAAATATACTTTGTCCAATCTTCAAATTTTCTACGAATTGAAAGATCGGATGGTACTCTGAATGTAATTTGCCAACCTTGGCTGTTTGGATAGTTTGCGGTTCCGGGAACATTGAACGAAAGTCCCATGAAAGGAACAGGAACGTTTGTAATTGCTCTTCCGGGCAATGTTGTTGAAGTTACATAAAGCAACTCTTGTTGTGTGAAGTTATTTCCACCTAATGCGAGGACTCTAAATAGATTCTGTCTTGCAAAATCTTTTACAATTGCTGCATCGTAGAAGTTTTCTATACCTTGTGTGTCGAATAATCCAGCCATAATCTTATTAATATTTATCTTAAAACTTTATATTTTAAGATTGCCCTCCTCCAATCAATTCGGAGAAGTTAACTCCAGTTCTTGTTGCTATGAAGTCAGCCAAGATAAACTCAGCGGCTCTTACTGGTTGAATGTATATAGATACTTTCAACTCATTGTTATCGATTACATCAGGTGTATTGTTTGTTGTGTCACAAACAATCAGATAATCATAACAACCTTCATTAATTTTTGCTTGATCGAATAATGGTGTTAATGCACCCTTTAAACGATTTCTTGTTGCAAAACTATTTGGTTCAAATACAAAGTATTTAAGTAATTTTTGTGTAGCTTTTTCTAATGTTAAGAAAAGTCTACGAACATTGATTCTATCAAAAGCTGATGGTTTACGATAGAGTGTTTTTTGTCCATAAATTACAAACCCATCTTGGTTAAAGTATGCAATTGGATTGACATTAATCTTATACAAAAGATCTCTTTGTTTTTGTGTTGCATTTACAGCAATATCCAATACATTTGTTAATGTTCCTCTGTTAAATCCAGCAGGAGCAATCCATGGGTATGTTGTTTGGGCTGACTTAGCGATTATTGCTGTAGCATAACCAGATGATGGAAGCCATACACCTTTTCCTGACCATGGATCGTTGACTTTTATCCAGTTACCATATGTTGTAACATAGCTACTTTGAATAGTATTGTATGTATTGTTTAAAGGCCAATATATGTTATTAGAAAACACATAAGATTTTCTTGAGGAAACTTTAGAGTTTTGACCTCTTACAAATATTTGTCTGAGAGGGTCTGAAATGAAAACATGATCTCTTCTTGCATCAGCAAACTCTACAAATTTTTGTGTAATAGCTTGATATGCGTCAAGCGTCACTCCTGATGGAACAACATTTACATTATTATTACCAATACCAAATATATCATCGATATCATATGGGGTATAAGTTTCGTCAAATGTATATGTAGACGTACCGTTTTCTGTTTTTTGAGCTACGGCAGTAGCCCAAATTGTTGATAATCCAGCATCAGCAACAACATCAATATTTGTTGTATCATCATTTGCTAAAACATCTAAAAATCTTTTAATTTTTAAATCAACTTTACCAAGATCTTTATTATCTAATGAATTTTCTTGAACATAAACTCCAGTTGAATATCCTTTTTTAGCTGTAATGTCAATTGTTACATTTTTTGCTGGATTACCATCTGATTTTGTCCAATTTCCTTGTGTAGAAATATAAGGATTTGTTATACATTTAATGTTTGGTGACTTGTTATTTACAACTGTATCTAAGAAGAATGAAACGGGTGTTCCAGCATTTTGATTATTTTGAGTTCTATTTACATATAAAGAACCAGCATAACTTTCGGATACAGAATAATCCAATTTAATGGTATCTTGTGCATATTGCGTAGATTTAATTTTGAAAAGCATTAAAACAAGACTATCGCTAAATGAAGGTGTAGCAAAATCATAACCAATAGGATATTGTTCTATTACTTTTGATATACTATCTCTTATATAAGAACTTGCAGTTTGCGTTAAAGCAAAATTAAGTCTTTTTGGAGGCACCATTGTGAAATCTTGAATAAGATTATTATTACCATTCACAGCCATAAGTGCTTGAATTGAATTATATGGTTCAGATGGATTGAAATTAGGACTTGAGTTATCAGCAATACCGATATAATATCCTTCATAAAGATTATTAACGGCTGTTTTTGATGTATTTAATACAACCAAACCACCATAACCATTATCTATAAGATCTTCAGCACTTGTAACAGATGAAGGAAGTGTACCAGTATTTAATTTATAAGATGTAATTGTGCTATTTAATGAAATATATTCGCCATATGTAGCAGCTAAATATGGATTTTCTCCTAAATCAGCAGCAGATGCTATATAACCATTAAGAGAAATTAATGATATACCACCATTTTGAGCAGAATAACTATCATATACGGTTGTATATGTACCTGATAATGCACCTGTTAAAATTAACCAATCAGCATCATAATATAAATAAGCCTGAGTTGAAGAAAGATAGCCACCAAGGCTATTCACCAAAATAGTTTGTTTTTGATCTAATGTTAAATTTGAAAAATCTGTTACAGTAAAATCATATATTCTTGCTGATGTTAATGATGCAGTTGTTGCTAAATTTGTGTCAGCATCTACTGCCAATTGTCCAAATATAGTTTCTTCTGTACCTACAGTATAATTAAATGGCGTATTTGACCAATTGATATCATTAGAAATTACTTTATAGTATTGTTCATCATCTAATAAAATTGAAGTTGGTTCAAAAAATCTAAATTCTGTTGATTCTTCATATGTAGCTTTATTTGAAGAAATAGGGTATACCAAAGCACTGTATGAATTAGTATATCCATTACCTAATTCAGCCCCATAAGGGATTCTTGAAACTAAAAGATTAGCAGGAGAATTTGATAAAATCTGTCTTGCTGTATGATATAAATATCTTTCTGCTCCATTTGTAGGAGTTCCATAAATACTTTCAAATTCAGAAACGCTACCAACATTTACAAGATCTTCTGTTGGTCCTTGTGGGGCAAATCCTGTTATTAAAACGTCTGTTGCTCCAATTGGTCTTGCGATTAAGCTAAGATCCACTTCGTTAATTTGTACACCGGGTGATGCGATAGTTAAGGTTGACATATTTTCTAATACTATTTATCTTTGTTTCTTACCACTTTTAGTATTTTTATTTTTTTCATCTTTAGAATAAGTAATAATATGAATAATAAGTTTGATATTTTAGTATCTTCTATTTTACAAGAAGCCAATTGTACAAAAGTAACCCAAAAAGCACATTCCGATAGAAAAGGTAAAAAATGGATGAAATGTGTTAAAAACCCAAAAGGTGGATATAAAAAAATCCATTGGGGTCAAGCTGGTGTAAGAGTTACAGGTAAATCTGGAAACACAAAACGTAAAAAATCATTTAGAGCAAGACATAAATGTTCTTCAGCAAAACCGGGAACACCAAGATATCAGGCTTGTAAAGATTGGTAAGGTAAGATAAGTAATAATATAATGAGTAAATTCGATAATATTTTTAAAAATTATATCTTAAAAGAAATGGATTTAATGGGTAGTGGTTCTAAAGCTGTAACATCACCACAACTTCAAACTGCTATGAAAGCTGCATTAAAACAAGCAGGAACCCAAGGAGATGCCGTAAAAGCATTAGGTTCAACTTTAATGGGCGATCCTCATTTACAAGATTTTAATAAATTGTTAGATCCACAAAATACTGAATTTAAAAATATTGATCAATTTTTACAAAAACACCAAGACTTAGCTTCTAGATTTGCTGAACTTGGAATGATCCAACCTAAAAAAACAGAAGTGGGTCAAGACAAAAAGGAAGATCAAACAAACTCTTCTGATAACACACAACAAAACCAGAATCAACCACAACCACCACAAGGTAATTCAACATCATATGGTGGAAATTTACAAGGCATTTAATATACTCTAATTTTTATGAGTAAAAAAATGAGTTCTAAAAAACAGAACAAAATTAATAGTGTCCATGAAACAGAACACAATGAGCGTAGAGAAAAAACAGATAATTCACCTTATGTTTTTCAAAGAGATAAAATTGCTTTTGATTTAAAGGTTAAAGAATTACCTTGGACAGAAAAACAAAAACAAGTAATTGAATTATTTTTAGATAAAAAAACAAAAGTATTATTTCTAAAAGGTCCAGCAGGAACATCCAAAACAATACTTGCAATGTATTGTGGTCTTGCTCTTTTAAATTTAAAGAAAGTTTCTGATATTATTCTTGTTCGTTCAGCAGTTGAATCAGCAGATTCTAAACTAGGATTTCTTCCGGGAGATGTTGCAGAAAAATTCAATGTTTATTTGACACCATTTCATGATAAACTTGCAGAACTTTTAGATAAACCACAAATTGATCGTTTAGAAAAAGATAATCGTGTCACAATATGTCCGATAAATTTTGCAAGAGGATTACACTTTTCTGCAAAATTTGTTTGCGCTGATGAAGTTCAAAATTTTTCTAAAAGAGAAATTCATACATTGATGAGTAGAATTGGTGAATTTTCAAAAGTATTTCTTTGTGGTGATCCAGAACAAAGCGATCTTCCTGTTGGTAAATCAGGATTCAATAAAGTGTATGATCTTTTTAATTGTGAAGAATCAAAAGAACAAGGTATATTTTGTTTTGAATTAACAGAAGAAGATATTGTTCGTTCTGAACTTTGTCGTTATATTACTCACAAATTTAAAGAGTTACAAACTAATGAACAGAATTTAAACAATAAAGATCATTGGAAACCTTCAGAGGGTAAGTAAATATATCATGAATAATATTCCTCAGTATCAATCAGTAGATAATCGTCCAATCGGTTGCATGTATTGTGGTGCTCATGTTCAAGGAAAAGTCACAGAAAAAAAAGATCCTAGAACAAAAGAAACCATAAAAGAATGTCGTTGGCAGTGTCCTCGTTGCGGAAACCTTTCTAAAATTGGAAATGTAAA